TCCTATAAGGATCCTCCACGTGAAGTATCATATTACGCATATAAGAAGATCAATCACTTTAATGAGTGGCTTGCGCAATTCCAGGCGAAGGAATCGACTGAAATTCCACAGGAGATCTATGATGCAATCCTCCTACAGCTCAAGAAAGAGCGCATTACAGACATGTCTACACTGAAACCAACGAAGATGCGTGAAATCCTGCGCGGAATGGGGCGCTCGAAGTATTATGAACACATCCCCCATATTATTAATCGCCTAAATGGCCAGAATGCACCTTTCATGAGCAGGGAAAACGAGGAGAAATTGCGCCATATGTTCCGCGAAATTCAGCCTGCATTTAAGAAGTTCTGTCCGAAAGGTCGCAAGAATTTTCTATCATACAGCTATGTGCTCTACAAATTCTGCGAGCTCCTGGAGATGGATGAATTCCTACCATGCTTCGCCCGTCTGAAAAATCGTGATAAGCTCTATGTCCAGGACAAGACATGGGAGCTGATTTGTCGTGAAATGAGATGGCAGTATGTGAAGACCGTGTAGGAGATTAATTAACATGGTCCATTGCTCGCCGCTGAATGAACCCCTTCACGCCATCTTCTACCAGACCAGATACAGGAATTATTGCACGATCAACTTTGGCGATCGGCTGATCTTTTACTGCAGGTAGACCATGAGACCCATCCGTTGCATAATACCAGATAACACTCATGAAAATAATACTTGCAATGATTGTATTAAGAATAGCTGTTGCGTGACATTTGCCTGATAGGACACAGCTAATTTCACTCAAAAGTATGAAAAGTGCCAGCGCACTTGCTGCGACGAATATGCCAGCGGCTGCCAGCCCATTTTGACGGAGATTGGCAGTAAATCCGAGAATCATTGCTATTAGGCCGAGAAGCCCAACGATTTTATTATGAAGTGGTCGATGAATATCTTTTACAAATCCCAGCATTGTGTATGTTCTAATATACAATACTGTTATGGTGCATATTCCTCCTAATGAGTACAACATAGGGGATAATAATCGGATGGGGAAACAAAAATAGAAAGGGATAGTTGCGTGGAAGCCAATGGAGGGTGGAAGTTTATGCAGGGAAGCCAACCAGCTTGAAGCCCAGGCCCAGACCTGCGCCCTGCCTGCTGGTCACACCCATGCTAGGGCTGACAGCATCCAGGATTGCAAACACCACTGCAGCCAGGACGGCCACTGTTGCGACCTCGTCCATGGGCAGGGGCTTGCGGGGGATAAAGATTGCGGCGGCAGCCACAGCCAGACCCTCAATCAGATACTTGATCACACGGTTGATGATTTCGGCGACACTGAAGTCCATTTCTTATAATGCATTGTTAGAAAAAAAATACCCACTCACATCATTACAAAATTACCCATGACAATGCGGTTTAAAGGCCTAGTAGAATATATCCGGAAGAAGAAATGGCAACAACCGATGCACGCAAGACCACACCTACTGCCGTAGTGGAGGACTATCTGGACGAGGATCAGGAGATTCCTGGTCAGAAGTTCGTACTATTGAGCTTCCTGAATCCAGAGGGCATCATCGCCCGTAAGGATCATTTCTTTTTCGAGGAGTTCATGAAGTCCTACGAGATTGAGCTGAAGGTGAAGGGTCTGGAGAAGTTCCTCGCAACCACAGTGCTTGATATTAATAAGCAGCTGGAGGAGCATGTGGCTGCACTGGAGAAGGATGGTCAGACTGCTGCAGCAGAGATTTGCCGTAAGAATTACCTGAAAGTGGAGAATGTGCTGGAGCCCTATCAGGCCTTTGTGAAGAAGAATCAGAAGGAGATCAATGGTACAAAGATTAAGGAGGCATGGGACGATTTCATGTTTGCAAACCGTGAGAGGCTGGAGAATGAGTTCCATACTGCAAACGATTTCCAGACCACTATGCGCGGCGTGAAGGTGCGCGGTGTAACTGGCTCCATCAAGGAGGCCGAGCTACGTGCAAAGAAGCTGCAGCAGAAGGACAAGTATCACGATATTCTACTGGGCGAGGTCGGCAAGTGGCTGCCTTCTAATCCTGTTGCAAGCCAGGTAGGTGAGCAGCAGTATGCACAGGATGAGCTGAACACTCTGATGATGAAGTACAAGGAGAACGAGGATGCAAAGGAGAAGTTCTTCGAGGAGAGGAAGAAGGGTGGCAGTAGTAAGAAGATCATCGGTGGCAGTGGTGCAGCTGGCGCTGCTGGCGATCTGGAGGATGCGGTCGGCGGTATGTTCAGTGCAACTGGCGATCTGGCTCTGCAGAGGAAGATGGAGGCCAAGAAGGTGATCGAGGTGGTGAGCGATGAGAGTGCCGGCGTATCCGAGAGTAAGAAGGAGGACTAAAATCGACGTATAGATATTCTACTAGGAATTTGGCTGTAAAATGCCTTATAGAATATTACGATTGCTGTCGCAATTGACCCCAAGCAACTTTAAGAGAAATAGCCAACTACTTCACCCATACCAGGGACAGTCTTCTGCTCGCACACCTGGCGTGTACCATCACAGAACTGGCCCTCGGGGCATGGAACGCCACTCTCATTGGGGGAGCGGCAGATATAGCGAGTATTACTATCGGGGGTATAGCTGTCAGAGCGGGCAGCAGCCTGCTGGGGCACAGCCTCGACGGAATCCTGGAAGCCAGCAATAGATGTTACCCCAAGAATACGCAGCGCAAATGGGACAATTGCAATGACCACTACCAGGACAACCAGCATAGATGCCAGACTCATATGTTTACTTGCGCGACCTGCCATTATATCTCTCTAACGATGTACGCGATTATCTGCTGGCGGCATGCTGGCTGCAGATCCTGGCCATACAGCTGGCCTTATAGGGAGATCGGAAAATGGAGGAAGTGTCGGAGGATTATCACCCTTACAATATCCATTCATGCAATGCATTCCTGGACGGCCAGCACAGGGAGCTAGACCAACGCCACACCTGCCAGCATCAACGAATCCTTCAGTGCCAGTAAATATACCCAGTAGTCCAATTGTAAGAATAACCAGCAGAGCACCTATTATGTTCGCACGCATCATCTCCTAATAGGATTATGTGGTTTTTCTCACCATGATTGGTGGGCCCTTCAGCTTGCTGGCCTTGGAGGGATCATATGCATTCAGTGACTCCTGTTCCTTGACAATTGCAGCAGAGTGTGACCATAGCTCGGGTGCACCTATGCGGAAATCTGGGCGAATTTCGGCCTTGTACCAGAATACGAGATCCTCCAGCTTGTTTGATGCGGAATTATTGCAGATGACCAGACACTCGAAATTCTGTGTGCACTGATCCATTACCTGACAGAAGAATTCGAATGAGGGGAATGCTGCACCATAATTCTCGAAAATACGTTTGCGGTTACTCAAGTATGGCTCACGTAGAATAAATACGTAGTCCACATTTGTACGAAGGGCAGGTTTAATACCGAGGGGGAACTGCATTGTAATGAGGAAAAAGACTTTCAGCCAGCGGCCATTCATGAAAAGGTAGGAAATATTCTTGTCATACGTCCAGCTGTCATCGTACATGCAGTCATCCAGAATGAGGAATGAGCGAGGATCATAACGGGACTTTGTCACCCCAGCATCCTGTTCGGCCTGGATTTTCTGCATAATAAGCTTCTGACGCTTCATAAAGTTCGCCAGAATAATTGGATTGTATTCGCCATGAATGAAGATGGGAGGGAAAATCTTCTTGAAAAATCCGTTTGATTCCTCTGTGCCGCTGATAACTGTGCCGAGAGGCATATCTTGGTGATTATACAGTAGATCACGTACGAGAGTACTCTTGCCGGTACGACGCCTACCAATAAAAACACATACTGCATCCTGGGGAATACTCTTCATATCAAACTTCCGGAGTTGTAAACTCATTGCACCTGCCATCTTTCACGCTCTAAAACCTAATAGCATAGAGAATAAAAAGTCTATTCTGATAGCCGCGCCTGTGCGCCCACCATGGCAAATTTAGCCTATCCGCCTACAAAAGAATGAAGCGCATCATCAAAGAGTTACTCACTGCCAGCTCAAGAATAGAACCTATAGGGAAATCCGAAGAGGAAGTATTCAAAGCAAATTATACGAATCTGCAACGCTATCATCCTGGTGTCGGTGTTTTCGATATGCCGGCAAAGGATACTACAATGCCTAGTATGTGGCACATTGTCGATTGGAAAAGCGGTAATCTCCCAGTATGCAAGGTAGATATCTGCAACAATGAAGGCGCCACAGTAGATGCAAAGGCATATGTCAAAATCACACATATTTTGAATCCTATGTTG